GTACCAAATTTTGGCATTGGTCGCAATGCTTGTATTTTATTGTATACATGGCAATATAAAGGATCTGTGCCATCTTCTACTGCAAAAATACGAGTTGTTTGTGATGGTGAACATTCTATAAATGTTTCATTTAAACTTGGTTGGTTTTGAAATATTCTTCCTAAATGCCAATAATCTAAAGTAGTTCTAAAATCTCCAGCTACTCTACTTGGCATATATTTATATTCTGCATAACGTGGAACGTAACCGAATGTTTGTGCTGAAGTGTTAGTATATGCAAATAATTCTTGGTTTTGTACTTCTTGTTCTCCAATATTTGCAAATGTTGGCCAAAAGTAATCTAAAGTATCCTTTTTAAGATATGTACGCGGAATTCCTTGTTGATATGCAGTAGTTGGCATTACAGACATGATTCCGATAATATATCCATGTTCTTCGCAGTAGTAAGAACCTGATTTTCCTGATGATACTGAAACGCCATGTCCTGCCATGTTACCTTGTGGTAATCCTGTTGTTTGTCCTGTTGTGTTTAATACTTCTGAAACTATTACAGGTGTTTTAACTCCAGTAATGTATTCAGGGCGTTGTAATCTTGCGTCTGATGATTTTACTCCAAAATGAGATAAAATGCTTTCAACATAACGAGTACCGCCTCTTGCGTTCTTTTCTAACCATTCTTGCAAACGATATGCGCGTCTTAAATCGTTAATGGTTGTACTTGATGTTTGTAGTCCATTTGTATTAGCATAAAGTTTATTTGCTTCAACTCCAGGTGTTACTTGTTGATCTACATTTACATTAAATGGTGTACCTGTTAAATCTACATCAGTATTTGCATTGATTTGAACTTCTGCCATACCTGAAATGGTTCCTAAAGGTATATCTACTGCAGCACCTTTTTGAGCAAATGGTAATGAACTTGTAAAATAGTCATGTTCCCAAGCTCTTTTTTGCATTTTATATAGAGAACCATTAATATGGTTATCACCATCAGTTAATTTATAATTTACTGGTGCAATTAAATTTTGGTCTCTATAATATTCATTATATATAGCTTGATATGCTGCAAATGGTAAAGCATTTACTGGCTCAAAGTTATAACTTGTTGTATTATTAGGTGGAACACCCATATAATCCATGAATTTCTTTACGTCTGCACTATGTCCTCTTGCTGCTAATATATATGGTGCTGTTATACCACTATTTGCATCTGTAATAAATTTTTCCCAATTATTCCATAATATACGATTTGGTACAAAGAAATAGTGCATAGATACATCCATACGATGCATAACCGGTGCAACCATTGGTGCAAATCTTATAAGAGATTCGCAACCTAAATTGAATTTATCTCCAGGTACGCATTCTAAAGTAAGAATTGGTGTTAAGTTACCCATTTGTGCAGTTAGTTTCACGTCATGTGATAAATCGAAACTGTTTTTTTTGGGTTTTTTGAGTTGGATTGAGGTGAAGATGTTTTTTTTCATTTTCGTTTTGTTTTTGTGATTGATTTTTTTTAGGTTTTTTCCCCTTGCAAGGGTTGTAAACCTACCCCGAAGGGTAGGTCTTGCAGTGGGTTACTGTTGTACCTCTACAGAGCAGTATTTTTAAAGTCTTGTTCCTCCGCGAGAGATGTAGTAAGTTCTACTTACTTTTCTTTTTCTTCCGCGTCCGTAAGATTTTCGTCTCATGTTTTTTGGTTTTAATTGTTAATAATTATCTTGGTAATTTTGATTTTCCCGATTTTCCTGTAACTAAACCGAATAAATCTTGTATAATATCTAAAGTAAGTCCCATTTGTTTTAATTTGAGTACCTCTTCTGCAACATTTTTTTGAACTTCTGTATAATTCTTTTGTGATAATGTTAAACCGGTTCTTGCGTAATATGCTTCTTGTATAAATCCTTCTGTTGCTATCTTTTTGTCTGTTAGTCTTTGTTGAGTTAGCATATTTGAAATTGTTTGTAAAGCTTGAGATTTTTGTGTAACTGTTAAATCTGTTTTTGCTATTAAATTTCTTATTTGTTGCTTTTGTATTGATAATTCTCCGCCTAATAATTTAGACATTCTATCTGTTTCAGTTTGTTTTTTAAATGTATCGGCTTGTAAATTAAGATTTTTATTTTGAATTAAACTTGTTTTCCAAGATTCTTGTCCTACTTTATAATCGAATGTGTCTTGTAGGAGTTTAGTATTAAGGTTTTTGAAGTCCGTTTCTGATAATGTTTTAATTGTATTTGCTTCGATATTTTTAAGTTGAGCCTGTATGAGCAATGGATTTGCGGCACCGCTAACATCAATGTTAGGAGCCATAAAATTAGGGGCTTTGGCTTCTGTTGAACGTATTGCTGGGGCTGTATTGGTTTGTCCATATATTAAATGTGGGCTTAGTCCCGCTTCTTTATAACGTTGCATTTGGGCTGCGGGAGAGTTATATTGATTTTGTTTATTCCAATCTGCAAGTGCATCTTGTCTTTGTGTGTTGTATATATCAAGGTTTGTTTTTTTCTGTGCTCTATTTGTTAACATTGTGCTTAGAGCTGATACGCCTTGTCCTATAAGTGGTAGAAATGCTGCTATTCCCATGTTTTTATTTTTTTAGTGTTTGTTATATACTTGTTTTTTTGTTTTTTTTTATTGTCCCCAACTTTTCCCTTATACATGCTTTATCGTTTGGTCACTCTTTGGGCATCCGCTTCGCTTCTTTCCTTATCGTTCCCTAACTCTTTGGCAAATATAAGGGGTTTTTTGGTTGTTGGTGTCAATTAGCACTAATATATCAAGGAGTATTAGTGCTTTAAGCCAATTCTTGGCTGTTTTGTTCTGCCGCGGCTTCGCCTTGCCTTGCTAAATCAACGTCAGCAGCAAACTGCTTTGTTGATTTCGCGTTGCTTAGTTCTGCCAATTCTTGGCGAACTTGTTCGGCAAATTCTTGCCTTTCTGATAAATCCATTCTTCTTGGGTCAGGAAGGTCATCAAAATCTTCGCCTTCTTGCCATAATGGAGTTTTTATTCCATCTAATGGTAAACCCTTAGCATAACGCTCTAAAAGCGTTTTAATCGACATTGTTTGGTCGGGTATTGTCATAGATGGTTGTGTGTTTTCTTCGTAATTGCACGGGTGCAATTCTCTATTGTATTGTGTTTTACACAATATTGTAACTATTGGTGGTTTTTGCTCTGGAGCAATAAATTGGTCCATGTTTAAAGTGTCCATGTGTTTAAATTTTGTCTGAATAATTAATTTTTAATTTTCTGTTTCCGTTTAGATATTGTTCTTCCTTAACTTTTTGTAATGTATCGCCGTATTCCTCGAGTTTTTGCTCGAGTTCTAAAACGGCTTTTTTCTGAAAATAGTATGCTATTTCTTCCTTTTCTTCGGGAGTGTATAACTTTTCTTTAAAATAACGCGGCATTGGTGCCTTTTTGCCGTCTTTTAAAGGAATATATACCCTCTCTGATGGGATTGCCTTATGCCATGCTATCATGGCTTCTGTTAAATAGTTATTGCCTAATTTTTTAGACATTAATGAGAATTCTTTTTGTCTATCGTCGTTTTTATGCATTGGTATCTGAGAAGCTTTAGAAATATATTTTAATGTGTATCCTATTGAAGCTTCTGAAACCTCGCCAATGTGTATGTTTCCGATAGATTTGTTGTTTAATGCCCATGCTCTGTTAACATACTCCGCGTTCGCGTTGAATAAAACTATATGGTAGTGGGGTCTTTTTGTTTTTCCCCCGTATTCCCCACAAGCGTAATATTTTATCGATTTGGCATCTGATACATTTTCGTGGCATTTTCTTAGTCTTTTAAAGAATTTTTGTAAATCGGTTTTAGAAAGATTCATAAAACCATTTTTTGTTTTTGGTACGTACTGCGTGTCGTAAGTAAGAGTAACAAAGAGAGCAGAGTTCGACCTCTCGCCCTCTTTGACTAATCTTACACTCCATGCTGATGTTCTCCTTCTCTTACAGTTTAGGCACTTGCTACAAGGTACAAGATGACCGCCATTTTCTTCTGTAAGTTTAAAAGGATTCATACAATGAGTTGACATTAAATAGTTGGTGTACCAAATTTTGGCATTGGTCGCAATGCTTGTATTTTATTGTATACATGGCAATATAAAGGATCTGTGCCATCTTCTACTGCAAAAATACGAGTTGTTTGTGATGGTGAACATTCTATAAATGTTT